CGTTCAGTTCGTCGAGAGCTGCGTTGATCGTCGCAGTGGTCTCACCCTTGCTGAACGTGTTTGCCTGAATAGTCTGAACCGCGTTAAGCTGGTTCTCGTATTCGCGGAAACCGTCCATGATGGGTCCGAATGTGAACGAGGAAAGCACCGATCCGCCGGCCATAAGGGCCTTGGATGCGATGTTACCCATGGCCACGGAAGCAGCCCCCGCGAGCATGGAAAAATTAGTCGACGAAATCTTTGCTGCCGCGCCAACATTAGATGTAGCAGCGGCTGCAGTCGTGGAATTGTTGACGATAGAAGTGTTAACGTTCTTAACGCCGTCGGCAATTCCGCCCATCTGCTTGGAGGCATCCTGAGCGGCTTTTCCAACATTATCAAGACCATCAGTCGACTGCTTGAAGTTCATTCCGGACTTCAGGCGATCGACGTTACGGAGAACTCCGTCGACTCGGCTTGTAAACTTCGAATCGTCGAGCTCCAGTGAGACGACCTTATTCTCAATACTCTTACCCATTGATGGCCCTCCCAACCATTCGGTCGATTTCGTCGAATATTGGCTTCATCGCAGGGTTGATATAGTCTCTACCCTGGACGTAGCCGCATTGACGCGTCCCATGTCCGTATTGCAAGATGATCGCAATGGGAACCTTGGACACGATGTTAGTGTTATACCAAACGATCTTAACGCCTCGTTTGGTCTCCTTGACTTTATACTGCCAAGAAGCAGCAGTCTTCCCGGTACCAACCGGGGTATTGGCCCGGAGGGCCGCCACGCCTCGAGTACCAGCGGTCGCTAGCACGTCACGAAGCTTCTTGTTCTTGACTTGTGTCAACCATTTTGACATGTCGAACTCAGCGTCGAACTTCATCTCGATCATGACGGCCCTCCTTTCTTAGTCAGCCCCAGAGTGTTCCGTTGACGAGCTCATACTGGAGACACTCGACTGTACGATAGCCGCAGTAGCCATCGACATCGAGCTCGTGTCCGCGGTTTCGCAGGTGCTGCTGGAGCGCTTCCACCGTGTCGGGTCCCGCGACACCATCAGCATCGATGTCAAGTCGACGCTGAAGTTCTGCGATGGTGTCTGAGCCATCATGAGTGCTGGTGACCCAATCCCAGCCAGTACCAGCGCGGGGGAAGAAGTCCTCGTTATCCTCGTCCTGGTCCTCGATCCAGCCGCTGGCCGGAAGACCCATGGATGCCTGGAGAGCGTAGGTAGTTGCCATCCCCCACCACTTATCGGTCAGGCGGTCCGCGCCATCCGAATCTTCCTCTTCGCCTGCATCCGACCACTTGGGCCGAAGAACGCAGTCGATTCCGAAAGAACGCTGTCGGCGGTAAACGCCATTACCAGCGGACTGAGAACCTGCGTTAGAGGGAGACGTGTTGCCCTCAATGGTCTGGAGCCAGCCGTCGCCGAGGTTCGCCTCGACAATGCCGACGTGGTCGGTAAGACCGTCGTGATCCCAGTCGAAGAGCACAACATCTCCGCGCTGCGCGTCTTCGATGTCAACCTTGTCCATTCGAGACTTCGTGACATCAGTGTTGTAGCTGTAGCCACCGATTGCGTCGATTTCGCCAGCCATATCAAACACCATTGACACAAAGGCCATACACCACCAGATATCTTCGGACGGCCCAGCGAGCCAAGGCTGGTTCATGCTCTTAGCGAGCCAACGACCCGCTTCTGAACCCGGCTCAGGATCGTCTGGAGCATAGTAGCCGAGCCGGTAAGTGGCGTGCGACATAACATCGTCGATCTTGCTCATACCTTACTTCCCTTCGTAAATCGCGCGGTCTCGGTCTTCGTGGGGGTCAGGCCCTGCTGGGACCTGCGCATCAGCGGGAATGTCAATCATCCTCTACTCCCTGTTCTAGCCCTACGGGCTTGGTTCATTGCCGCACGCTGAGCTGCCGAAGCCCTGGCGTCCGGCTTTTGGTTGTTCTGCTTAGCCGCAGCGAGACGAATCAGCGTAAGTAGCCGATTTAAGTTCCACTTGTCAGCCTCGAATGGAATGCCCAACTGAGCCATGTACCAGTAGATTAGTTCACTGGTCATTGTGTCTCGCGGGCCGCCATTCGAAGGTGGGTTCCATAGAACTGTCGCCGTGGCAGTGTCAGACAAATAGTCTGCTATTTTGACCTGAACGGATTGGTCGAGCCGCTTGACAAAATCTCGAGGGAGAGGGCGGTCCGACATACACTGGATGTAGTACACTAACTCTTCACCAGTCTGCGGTGGGGTCTCCAGGAACGATCTCTTGTAGACAGATTCCCACTCAGCCACCGCAGATAGCGTATGCGTAAGAGTAACTGTAAACGGTTCCAGTGTAACAAACGTATTACTACGCTCGTCAAACCGCTCCTCTCCCCCAAACTCAAGCGTGAGCGAGATCACTGAAGAAGCGCACGCAACTCGTTAGGCATGACGAGCGTCGGAACAGCGGTAGCACCGCCGCCAGCGGCAGCAACGCCATACAGCTTGTCCGTGAGCTTCTTGTACTTCGTTGCATCGATCTTCGAAGAGTCGATCGTGACGACAGAGACCGGCTGGAAGCCGTCCACCTGGACAGGAACGGTCGAGCACTCCCAAGAGAACGAGATCGCCTCGGGAGAATCGGAGACCGTGTTGTACGCACGCTCAGACGGGGCTGCGGTCGCGCCGTAGATGATGTGCAGCAGTTCGCCGTAAGCATCACCCTTGGTGTCGTTACCCAGCTTCGTGCAGTAGGAGAACGCGAAGCGAGTACGCGGCTGCTGACCGAGGTTGACACCCTTAACCAGCTGAGCGGTACCATCACAGATGGCGAACTCGTCGGGGTAGGTGTAGGCCTCGATCGTGAACTTGAA